GAAAAGAACATCACTGCTCGTTGGCAAGCAGATTTAAAATCAGATTCATGGCTTAGTAAAAATGTTAGACCTATGGTTTTAATATTTTTAATAGTATGTACAATGTTATTGATATTTATAGACGCAGGCGCTATAAAATTCGATGTTAAAGACACATGGGTAGATTTATTACAACTAGTATTAATAACCGTGATCGGCGCATATTTTGGTGGTCGATCATTTGAAAAAGTAAAAAAATAAAATGATTAATAAAAAAACATTTACAAAAGTATTACCTACTTTACCTGCTAGTATACAAACAGCGGCTTACGCAGATACAGAAATACTATTTGATTGGCATAAAGTAGAAGGTTTTAAAGGTGCTTCAATAGATGGTATACAAGTTATAGTAAGAGGTACAAACGGTGCCGACCAAACAATGGTTGGTATAGATTTATTATTTGCAACTAGCCATATTAGAGAAGAAGAAAGAGGTATATCTGTAGATCAAGTGCCTCCAACTCTAGGAACTACTGGCGCTGCTGTAGATACATTTCAATGGAAAAACAACTTAGTAGGATATGTTCCTATTGCATCTGGAGACTTTATAGATGGTGATTTAGTTGTTTTAAATATAGCTACAAAATCTGGTTTAAATATACCTGTTAGCGGAGATTTGTATGTAGCAGCTATAGCTAAAGGCGCTTTAGATTTTAGATCAACAGTACAAGTTGCTACTGAGACAGCTACTAATACAACTGCTGTAGTTGTTAAAACAACATCTGCATTAACTAACTTTGCACCAGGCGACGTATTGCACGACGAAGACGATTTAGTTATTGGTACTGTTAAATCAGTTACCGATGCTACAAACCTTGTTTTAACAAAAAACTGTCAAAGCGTTAGTGCTGTAAACAAAGATTTATACAATATACACCCGATACAATTAATGTTGTCTGGTTCTATATAAACAAATAATTAACTTAAATTAAATAAAATGGCAAAAAAAGAAAAGGTTATAGATCTTAAACCTGAAAAGATTACAGATGAACAATTAAAAAAAGTTCAAGATACTGTTAATAGTATAAACAGATCTCAATTAGAAGTAGGTAATATGGAATTAAAAAAACATGAAATGCTTCATGGTATGGCTGCTTTGAGAGAAAAATTAGTTTCATTACAAAAAGAGTTTGAAAAAGACTATGGTACATTTGATGTAGATATTCAAACTGGTATTATAAATTACCCTGACAATGGCGAAGCTAATTAGAAAAATAAGTGTAGGCAAAGATTACAAGAACGACGCTATGCACTACGCTGTTGGTCAAGAGGTTTATGGCGGGCATACTATTTGTGATATACTAGAAGAAGAAGAAAAATATTCTATTTATATTAGAAAAAATAAAAACGTATTGCCTTGGAAAGACTTCAATAAAAATATGGCTGTATCAGTTGAATATAATTTAGAATACTAATGAAAAGCGTTTACAACTTTGTTGTAACGCCAAGAGGTAAAAGATATAATAATACTAAAAAAGTTGATGATTCAGAGTTAATACTTAACACGGAAATATTTAATCATCAATATATAAATAGAGAAGCTACTGTTATATCTACCCCAATAGTTGGTGATACAAATATACAACCAAAAGACACAGTTATACTTCATCACAATGTTTTTCGTAGGTGGCATAACCAATATGGTGTAGAAAAAAATAGTAGAAGCTATTTTAACGAAAATACTTATCTTGTTAACCATGATCAAATATTTCTATATAAAAGAAATAACAACTGGATAGCACCAAAAGGTTATTGTTTTGTAAAACCTTTAAAAGCTACAAATCAATTTAATATTGATCAAGAAAAACCTTTACAAGGCGTAGTTAAATATTCAGATGGTACAGTAGAAGTTGGTGATCTAGTTGGTTTTAGACCAAGTAGTGAGTATGAGTTTATCGTTGACAATGAAAGACTATATAGAGTTTTATCAAATTTTATTACAATTAAATATGAATATCAAGGAAACGAAGAAGAATATAATCCAAGCTGGGCGAAAAGCAGTTAATGAGCTTATAAAAGTTGCTGAAGAAAAAATTATAACCAACACTGAAGATGATGTTAGTGCTGATAGATTAAAGAATGCTGCAGCTACTAAAAAGTTAGCTATATTTGATGCGTTTGAAATACTTAATAGAATCCAAGAAGAAGAAAACTTGCTTGAAGGTAAATCACCTGAAGATAAAAAAGCAAAAGTATTTAAAGGGTTTGCAGAAGGAAGATCAAAATGACATACGAACAAAGCTTAGTTAAAACAATAGAACCTATTAAACGTACGACTATTAGTCGACTTAACAAATCTAAAAAATGGAAATATGGATACAATAAAGAACATGATATTATCGTTATATCAAAAACTGGTAGAATTGGTGAAATACTTGAAATACAAGGTCTGCGAGTGGCGTTGCCAAGAGTGCCAAGACAAGTGTTCAAAGGCAAACTAAATAAATGGCAAAGATTTGAACAACCAAAAGAACTTGGTAGGTTAAAAAATATATTTGACTGGAGAGCATACCCTGAAGACCAAAAAGAAAAGTGGTTTGATTATATAGACGAAGAATTTAAAAGAAGAGAAGAAGGCTTTTGGTTTATTAACAATAATAACCCAACATATATAACAGGTACACATTACATGTATTTACAGTGGAGTAAAATTGATGTAGGCGCACCTGACTTTAGAGAGGCAAACAGACTTTTTTATATATTTTGGGAAGCGTGTAAAGCTGACAAAAGATGTTATGGTATGTGCTACTTGAAGAACAGACGTTCAGGCTTTTCGTTTATGTCATCTGCAGAAACAGTTAATTTAGCTACAATATCGAGTGATAGTAGATATGGTATACTTTCTAAAACAGGTGCTGATGCAAAAAAAATGTTTACAGACAAAGTAGTACCTATTAGTATTAACTACCCTTTTTTCTTTAAACCAATACAAGACGGTATGGATAGGCCAAAATCAGAGCTTGCTTATAGAGTGCCTGCTAGTAAGTTTACTAGAAAAAAGATAACTACAAACGAACAAGTAGAAGATATACAAGGTTTAGATACAACTATAGACTGGAAAAATACAGGTGACAATAGTTATGATGGTGAAAAGCTAGCGTTATTAGTACACGATGAAAGTGGTAAATGGGAAAGACCAGATAATATATTAAACAACTGGCGAGTTACAAAAACTTGCCTTAGACTTGGTAGTAGAATTATAGGCAAATGTATGATGGGCTCAACTTCCAACGCCCTAGACAAAGGTGGAGATAACTTCAAAAAACTATACAATGCAAGCGATGTCACTAAACGAAATAGAAACGGTCAAACAAAGTCTGGTTTATATTCTTTGTTTATCCCAATGGAATGGAACTACGAAGGATTTATTGATGAGTACGGAGTTCCAGTATTCACTAACCCTAGTATCGACGTGTTTGCCCCAGACGGTGAACTAATAGATATAGGTGTAATAGATCACTGGCAAAACGAAGCTGAAGGTTTAAAAGGAGATCAAGATGCTTTAAACGAGTTTTATAGACAATTTCCAAGAACTGAAGAACACGCGTTTAGAGATGAAACAAAAAACAGTATATTTAACTTAGTAAAAATATACGAACAAATAGATTACAATGAAGAAATGTCTAGAACTTTAGGCATTACAACTGGTAATTTTCAATGGGTTAATGGAGTAAAAGATTCACAGGTAATATTTTATCCAGATCCAAAAGGTAGATTTAAAGTTAGTTGGGTACCACCTCAAAAACTACAAAACAGAGTGATACTTAAAAACGGTATTAAATATCCTGGTAATGAACACGTAGGGGCATTTGGTTGTGACTCTTACGATATATCAGGAACCGTAGATGGACAAGGATCTAAAGGAGCATTACACGGCTTAACCAGGTTTAGTATGGAGGACGCTCCTGCAAATAGCTTTTTTTTAGAATACTTATCAAGACCACCTACGGCTGAAATATTCTTTGAAGATGTATTAATGGCATTAGTATTTTATGGCATGCCAATACTTGCAGAGAACAATAAACCAAGGCTTTTGTACTATTTAAGACGTAGAGGCTATAGAGGTTTTAGTATGAATAGACCTGACAAAGTTTGGAATAAATTATCTGTAGCAGAAAAAGAAGTTGGAGGTATACCAAACTCAAGCGAAGACATAAAACAAGCTCACGCAGCAGCAATAGAGATGTACATACAGGATCATGTAGGTATGAAAAAAGATGGTGGTTTTGGTAGTTTATATTTTAACGAGCTATTAAACGATTGGGCGAAGTTTGATATTAATAAAAGAACTAAGTTTGATGCAACTATAAGTAGTGGTTTAGCTATTATGGCTAACAATAGACATTTATATGCACCAAACGCTAAGGTTAACAAACCTAAATTAAACATAAATATTTCCAGATATAGTAACACTGGAACTAATTCACAAATAATCAAATAATAAATATGGCATATTCTGGCGGTAAAAGTTATTTTCCTAGTCAAACAGTAAGTGATGCTGAAAAGTTAAGCTACGATTATGGTTTGAAAGTAGCAAAAGCTATTGAAACGGAGTGGTTTAATAATGATAGAAGTATTAATAAGTATAAGAATAATCAAAATGATTTTCATAGATTAAGATTATACGCTAGAGGAGAACAGTCAATACAAAAATATAAGGATGAATTATCTATAAACGGTGATTTGTCCTATTTAAATTTAGACTGGAAACCAGTTCCAATTATATCTAAATTTGTAGACATAGTTGTTAATGGTATAGCTGAGCGAACTTATGATATACAAGCGTTTTCTCAAGATCCATTTGGTGTTGAGAAAAGAACAGAGTATATGGAAAAAATTATGAATGATATGCAGTTTAAAGAGTTTGATAACGCTGCACAAGCTGCCTTTGGTATAAACACTAAAGAAAGCGAAAAAGAAGAGCTACCTGAAACTCCAGAAGAATTACAACTACATATGCAGCTTGAATATAAGCAAGCTGTTGAAATAGCCCAAGAACAAGCGCTTCAAGTTTTATTTGAAGGTAGCAATTACGAGCTTATTAAAAAAAGATTTTTTTATGATTTAACAGTTTTAGGTATAGGTGCTGTTAAAACAGATTTTAATACTTCTGAAGGAGCTACAATAAAATATGTTGATCCTGCTGATTTAGTTTATTCTTATACTGATTCACCTTATTTTGAAGATATATATTATGTTGGTGAAGTTAAAGTTATACCAGTTAACGAGCTAGCTAAACAATTTCCTCATTTATCTGAAAGCGATTTAGAGGATATTATGAAAAATAAACAGTACAATAGAAATAACTACAATACAAGATATTCTATAGACAAAGAAGACGTTAACACTATACAGGTTTTATATTTTAACTATAAAACTTATATGAATGAAGTTTACAAAATAAAAGAAACTAATACTGGTGCTGATAAAATAATACCTAAAGATGATAATTTTAATCCACCAGAAGACAAAGATGGAAAATACTCTAAACTATTAAGATCAATAGAGTGTTTATACGAAGGTGCTTTAATTTTAGGTACAGATAAACTTTTAAAGTGGGAAATGGCTAAAAATATGATGAGGCCAAAAAGTAATTTTACAAAAGTTAAAATGAACTATGCTATTGTAGCGCCACGTATGTACGACGGTAGAATAGACTCACTAGTAAGACGTATTACAGGTTTTGCTGATATGATTCAACTAACACATTTAAAACTACAACAAGTAATGTCTAGATTAATACCTGACGGTGTTTATTTAGACGCAGATGGCTTAGCTGAAATAGATTTAGGCAATGGAACAAATTATAATCCGCAAGAAGCTTTAAATATGTTTTTCCAAACTGGTAGTGTTATAGGTAGATCATTTACTAGCGACGGTGATATGAATCCAGGTAAAGTGCCAATACAAGAAATATCATCTGGTAGTGGAGGTGCTAAAATGCAAAGTTTAATAGGTACATATAATTATTATTTACAAATGATACGTGATGTAACTGGTTTAAACGAAGCTAGAGATGGCAGTACTCCAGATACAAACGCTTTAGTTGGCGTACAAAAACTAGCAGCAGCAAACTCAAATACAGCAACAAGACATATATTACAGTCTGGTTTGTTTTTAACAGCAGAAGTAGCAGAGTGTTTATCTCTTAGAATATCTGATATTATAGAATATTCTCCTACTAAAGAGGCTTTTATACAAAGTATAGGCGTACACAGTGTTGCTACATTAGAAGAAATATCTAGTTTACACTTGTATGATTTTGGTATATTTATACATTTACAACCAGATGAAGAAGAAAGAGGTAAGTTAGAGAATAATATACAAATGGCTTTACAACAACAAAGTATAGAGTTAGAAGATGCTATAGATCTTAGAGAAATTAAAAATATCAAACTTGCTAATCAACTATTAAAAATAAGAAGAATTAAAAAGCAAGAAAAAGATAGACAGTTGCAAATGCAAAACATACAAGCTCAAACTCAGTCTAACGCTCAGTCTGCTCAAGCCGCAGCTCAAGCAGATGCTCAAAAACAACAAGCAATAACTCAAAGCAAAATGCAGTTAGAACAAATGAAAGCTCAAATGGATTCTCAAAAAATGCAACAAGAAGCTATGCTAAAAAAAGAGTTAATGCAGTTAGAGTTTCAGTATAACATGCAATTAAGAAATGCTGAAACTAATAACTTAATGCAAAGAGAAAAAACAAAAGAAGATCGTAAAGATCAAAGAACAAAAATACAAGCTACACAACAAAGTGAGCTTATAGACCAAAGAAAAAAAGAAAAACCACCTAAAAACTTTGAATCAACAGGTAATGATTTAATGGGTGGAGGTTTTGATTTAGGAGCTTTTGGTCCAAAATAAATTTATTAATTATTATTATATTATATTATGGAAGAAAACAAAGAAAATGTAGTTGAAGA